GTTGATGAACCTTTTGATACTGCTGGAATATTTAATGCTTTTAAAAACTTTTTAAATCCACCTGGTTTGAAATCTGATAAATCGAATCCGTGTTGTGCTCCGTTTTGAAAAATCTTAGTTGATTCATTTAAACGAAAGTCTTTCCAAGTATCGTTCATTTTCATTATTTGCTTTTTATCCATTGTATATCCTATAATGTTACGTTTAGACCTGTGTTCTTTTTTATCATCACACGTAATGTGTCTCCGTAGACTCCTTTTTCTTTTGATTTAACTTTTATTTTACCTGCTCTTATTGCTAAAAATTCCATATCGTATAAATCTAATGATGTTAATCTCATTCTAATATGTGAAACACCTTTTGAGTTTCTCATAATTTTAAACACTAATGATTTCTTTCCACCTGAGTTTCCAAATACATAATCTTTAGCTCCTATCATATACAATGCTTTAGGACCGATTTGGTCAAGAGCAGTATTTGCTTCTCTTTTATCACGAAATTCATTTACTGATTCAACTGGATTCAATAAATAATTGGTTGCTTTTTCTAAATAATTCTGTGATAAAGTAATTTTGTCTGACCACCAACTTGGTAATGAATCTTCTTTGTTCATTCCGTTTAGTTTGTTTAGTAGTTTATTACTATCATCAACCATAATCATCACTTTTCTTTTTGATGATGCGACATCAGTATGTCCGTCTTCGTTGATGTTTTCTTTCATATCTGACATCCACTCTAAACCTGGAACTACTATATTTTTAACTTTGTGTTTCTTTTTCATTGCATTTAAATCTTTTGCGAACTTTTTTAAATGTGGTGGTAGTTCACCTGTCTTTTCAAATTCATCTCTCATCTTTTTAACTGCTGATGGATTCATTGATTCATTAACATTTTCTAAATTTGCTTTGTCCATTTTATTTTCAATGTCATACAACACTCTACCCATTTTTTTGGTTAGTTGTTTTTCTTTATCACCTAAGTAATAAAAAGAGTTTTCATCATAACCATTACTTGACTCAATTGTTTGTCTTAAAATTCTTGTAGAAATTTTAAATTTACCATCTGATAAATATTTTTTTAGTTGTGTTTGGTTTGGTGCATAATGTCTATTATCTTTACCCTCTTGTTCTACTGCTGGTTTGATAAATTTTCTAAATAATTTCTCAACTGCTTTTAGTTTATTGATATCTCGTTTGATTGGGTGTTTTGCTAATGCACCTTTTAAACCATTAGCTTGTTTGATTATCAAGTTTATTGATTGTAACCAAAGTTTTGTGTATTCGTTACCTGTTTGAACTTCATCGTTTCTTTCTTGTATTACACTTTCACTCATATCTTTTAATGCTTGTTTAAATGCTTTTTTATCTCTTTTGTAGTCTGCCATTACCTGGTCAAACCCCAACATATCAACCATATCGATAAACATTTCTTTTTCTTTTTTACCTAATTTACTGATAATCTTTTTAGTTTTTGCTGACATCTCGTTTACTGATTCTTTCATAAATTCGTTGTCTAAAAATGAAAGAATACCACTATTGGTTTTAGGTAGTTTTTTACCTGTTATTTGGTTAAATATTGCGAGTGAATATGGTTGGTCATATCGTAATCTTGATTTTAATCTTCTGATATCTTTTTTCTTTATTGCAGTTACCAACTCATCATAAACACGTTTTGCGTTTTCTTTATTTTGAGCAGTAACACTTTTAATTACATCTTGTTTTGTATATTTTTGTGCACCTTTATCACCCTTTTTAAGAGCCACATCATAATTTCTCAACATTTGTTTTATTGAATTTTTTAGGTTGAAATAATCTTTCTTTGTAAATAATTTATACAATTTTTCAAAATCTCTATTTTCGTTTAATGACTCACCTATTTTTTTCATTTGGTCGTGTGATTTTTCCAACTCCATACCTGGTTTAAAATTCTTTCCTTTGTTCATCACAACAAACACAACACTTTTAGGATTTACTGATTTGACTTTACCTTGAGCACCATAATGTGGACAAGTAGGATTAACATCTTTTACGATATCACCTGAACCATAAGTGTATTCAGATAACTCTTGCTTAATCATTTCTTTGAGTTTACCCAATATTTCTTTTTTCATTGGTAGTCCTTTGTGTTTAGTTGATGCGAACTTTTTCACATCTGTCTTCTTCATATCTTTGGCTACATCTTGTGCGTCTTTGTTAAACTTTGACGCAGGTTGTTCACCTTTTTGGATTGACCTAACAATCCCCATAAATTTTTGTTGCTTTTTACTTAATGCTGGCATTAATATAAATCTTTTTGTTTTCTTGCACTCGTCATAGTTGAGTTTTTAAATATTGATTTAACTTGGTCAAGTTGAGAAGCTCTTATTGCTTTTATATAATCTGCTTTTTGACCTTTTTCTTCTCGTTTAAGTTGAGTGTTAATCATATTGGTAAACTTTTTAAATATTGCTTCAAATCTATTTTGATAACCACCTAATCTTTTTTGACCGATTACTGCAGTATTGATATCTGCAACTAAAGCACTTAAATCCAATCTTCTTTTATTTGGTTTCTTATTATCATAAAATTTTCCATAAGTCAATAGTTCTGTAATTTCTTTATATACTTTAAGGATTGCGTCAACTTCTTCAATTGCGTATCCGTGTGCAGAACTTTTACTATGGTCAATAAATCCTCTTCTTAACTGATTTGGAAAACCTACCTCATCTATACGATTAGTATATCGTGTTGTGATTTTAGATAATTCTTTTAAATTTTCATCTGATTTTTCTTTAATATCAATACCAACATTCATTCCGTCTTCGTCAAAAGCATCTTGATAATAGAAGTCTTCTATTTCATCTGCGTCCATTTCTTCACCATCAGCGTTAAACATTTTTCCGTCTTTTATTTTGACTCCGTCTAAATCATAATCACCTTTAAGGTTTTTGACATCATCTGCAAATTGTTGTGGGCCTGATGATTTAATTTTTCCATCTTTGATTTTAGTTGCTAATTCTGGTTTATCTTTAGGTTTATCACTTACCGCATCAGCGATATCGTTTGATAGTTTTTCACCTTCTTCTTTATACTTATCTATTTCTTTTTGATATTCAGCTTCTGATTTACCTTTTGATGATGGAACATTATCTCCATAAGTATCAATTTTCTTTTTCAAATCTGAATGGTCTCCACCAATATCATCTAATGCTTGATTAATCAATGGGCCGTCTTTATATGGATTTAATCCACCATCTTTTAAACCTTTTGTTAGTGTATCTGCTGTTTTATTTCCTTTAGGTTTCGTATTTTTTTTAGGGTCATCTATGACTTTATCTTTACCGGCTACTTTAACAACCGTACCTGGTCTCATCTTGTGCTTTTTCTTGTATGCTGCAAAATCCTCTGGTGTTTTGAATTCTAATTCATTGATGTTACGATTTCCGTATCTTGTTGATATTTCTGATAATATTTTTAAATCTTTCATTACTCACCCCTTATGATATGGTTGATTATATCTTCTGCTTTACAATACTCTCCACAAGTTCTACCTTGTTGTGGTTCTACGGATTCATTCATTGGATGTAGAAATGCTCCGTGAGTTGATGGATTAGAAACAAAATCAAAAGCGATTAACTCAAAGTCATCTCCTACTTTTGAAACGGTATCTCCGTTGGATTCTCTAACCATTTCAACACTACCTAATCCTCGTGAACTGATACCTAATTTGATACCATTCTTAAATAATTCTCTTAAAATATTACCACTTGGTGTTGTTAAGATTTCACAAGTTCCAACCAAATTGTCTCCTTCGAAATGCATTTCAGTAACATTGTGAGAAACATTTTGTAAATTAACAACTGAACTATCCGGATGGTCTAATTCACCAAGTGCTCTTTTTTGTTTTACAAAATTCTCATCATACTTTTTAGATTCACGAACTAATATTTCTCTTGGATATACTCGTCCGTTTTGGTTTTTTGCTTCTGCTCTTTGTAATACACCTTTAACAACTAACTTTCCGTCGTTTTCTTTCATCGCCTCGTTTATTTGAGTTGGTGTAATGCTAAATGGTATATAATCTACGATAACTTGTTTCATTTTATAAAAATCCTTTTCTTGAATTTGAATATTTTTTATAATATCTGTCTAATTCTCTAAGTGCCATTCTATCACTTTCTGACCTACCCCTAATTGCAGCCATAACCATTTGTTTGTCCGACAAATCACCATCTTTCATTATGAAAAGTAAATCCTCTGCTTTAATTGGTCTACCTGGTTTGTCATACTTGTTGATAAAATCTACTACTTGTTTGGGTGTAAGTGGTGGATTAGAGAACCCGCTAATTCTCGCATTCTTTACTAAAGTTTTAACATCTGAGTCTGAAGTTCTAGCTCTCTCAGTTAATTTACCAAAATATCTTTCGTATTGTTCTTTTAAATTTTTCATTATTTTAAATTTCCTACTTTGTTTGCCATCTTGACTAATCTTTCTGAAATCTTGGTCAATGCTTTGTGTGTATTTTTCCAATAGTCTTCTGACTTTATTTTTAATTCTGTTTTTAATTTAAGATTCATCTTTACGGTTCTGTCTAATTCGTTTAATGCGTCTCTGATTTCTCTCATTGAACGACCAATTTTTTGTTTTGGTGTTAGGGATTCGTCGTTTCTATATTCGTGATAACGACCCTCACCTAACATTTGTTTTGTTTTTAAAAATTGTGCAAGTTTTCCTATTTCTTTTTTAGATGTTAGGATAGTTTCATAATACTCGTTGTATTCTCTATCTACAAGTGTTTTATCGCCCATTTTAGCAATCTTGAAATAATCTTTTTGAAGTTTCTCTAAATTTTTATGAAGTTTTTGTAATGCACTAACTTCTTGTTTAGTAACTTCATTTACTGGTTTGTATCCACCGGCAGTCGCTATTTTTTTTCTTTTCTTTTTATCTTTTTTTCTACCACCACTAAATGCCATTGGTGTGAAGTAATGACCTGGTCCACCTGGATAAGTTCCAGCTGTTCCTGTTGTTGATACTTCGTCTACTTCTCTTTTGTGTCTTTTGACGATTTCCATAACGTGCATTTTGATAAAGTTTGTATCTCTTTCAAAATCCTCACCAATCATTTCTGCAACTCTACCTAATTGAAACGATATAATATTTGTTAATTCAATTCCGTGTTCAACTGGGTCGTGGTCTACTTCTTCACCATTAACGACTTGTTTTTCCATTTCAAAGATGTGGTCCAACTCTTTTGCTGAACTAATGACTAATTCTTTTGCTTCATCATTGAGTTCTTTTTCCATTAATTTATTGTAAAGAATAACTGCGGACTTGCAGATATCAAAATGTTTGGTTTGAAATCCTAAGATATCAATGTTTTCACCACCACCGAAATGTTCTGGTTTGTTATCTTGTTCGTTTAATTCTCGTAAAACAAGATGACGAATAGCTTCTTTTAATTTACTTACTTTGACGCGTCTGGACATTTTTGATTTCCTTAATTAGTTCGTAATATCTCATCAATGCAACCACGTGTTTGTCTTTCACGATTTTTCCTTTTGTAGCGGTGTCTGTGTAGTCAATCGCTTCTGATAATTTAATCTTTGTAATTTTATCATTGACTTTTGGTAGTAAGTTTGTTAGAGCTTTTTTGATTTTTACTACTTCATTATCGATAAATTCTTTTAATGAATTTGTATTGGATACATTATTGATATATTCTTTCAATAAGTTCTTTTGACTTTCATTTAAAGATTTATACTTAGAATTAAACTTATCAACTAATAACTGATAACTCAATAATCTTAAATCTTTATCTTGTTCTTTATAGGTTTCAGTAATCTTATTAGATTTATATACTTTTTTACCACTACTGACAATATGCTCAGTTATAGTTATTACTGAATTGGTTTTTTGAACTGGTCCAAAATCTTCTTTGCCGGTTTCTGTACCGAACACTTTATATATTGAAGCCATAATTTTAAAATTAGGTATTCTCGTATTAAAGAACTCTTTTATATCATAATTCTCTTTAATTGTTTTAATTAAATTGTACTTTTCGTTATTTAATCTACGATTAGACAATTTTCTACGACTTTTAATCACTGCTTCAACTAATGTTGCGGCATGCGAATCATTTTTGTACTTCTTTTCTAATAATACTTGATAAAGTGCGTATTCTTTACCTAATTCGGTGTTCTTATTAAAGAATTCTTTAAAAATCTTTACCGATTTAGGACTATTTGAATCATTAATCACGTCAGCCGTTATTTGACGAGACAACAATTCATAAAGAATAGCAGTGTTCTTTATCTTGTTATGTTTAACATTTAAAGACATTTGAGCTCCAACTATTTTTTACTTTTTATCAATAATAAATATAAAACTTTCAAGAAATCGGTTATTATTCCTTACCTTTTTCTTCTTTATATTCATTATACTCTTTTTCTAATTCATCTACTTTTTTAGTTTCATTAATTATATCTTTTGACTTTTTACCCATTGTGTTTTTCAAAGCATCAAAGTGTGCTAATGCAAGTGGTCTACGATTCTTCGTTTGCTTCCCTAATGGGTCACGACCTCTTGCTCCACTATCTTTGAATGGTTTGTTCATTTCCTGTGGTCTACCACCTTGTTCATCTTCTGGTCTTTCATCTTCTCCACTATCAAATGGGTCAAATATAGAACCTGCTGCTGTATCGGGTGGTGTTGCAGTATCATCTGCACCGATACCAACGGCTGCCATATCACTTGGTGTTCCAATTGACTCTCCTGAAGACATTGGGTCATTACCTTCCATTTCAATCTGTGAGTGTCTGAATTTCTGTTTTTGGTCTTCAATGATTTGATTTTCAATTTCTACTTTTTGTTTATCTGAGAAATTAAATATGTTATCATATACCCACTCATAAGGTAAAATTTTATCTTGTATCATATCACGAGCTAAACTTACCTTCTGTCCAAACAATTCAATCTTCTCTTGTTCATACATTGTTGAAGGACTTGCTAACTCCAATTCAAAGTTTACTAAGTCTGCGTCCGTATATCCTTGTGAATACAAGTGAACAACTGCGATTTTTGTTAACTCGGATACGATAATTCTTTGTATTCTTTCTATGGTTCTGGCAAATCTTACATCTTCTGCTGCTAATGTTGCTTTACCACCGACATTTTCATCAAACCCTAAGAATGCTTTCGGAACTCTTAGTGATGCTAATAATTTGTTTTTCAAATATTCAATGTCTTCGGTTGAATCATAATCAATACCACTCAACTCACTTATTTCAGTTCCACTATCTCCACCACGAACTGGCATAAAGAAGTCTTCTGTTAAGTTTTGCATATTATATTTCAAATTATACTCACCCGTTGACTCATCCATAATAGGTGTTTTCTTCATCTTGTTGATGATTCTTTGCATATAATTGTCAACTTCTGCTGGTGGTATATTTCCGATATCAATTTTGAATACTCGTTTAGAAGGTGCTCTCATAATTCTGTGAATCAACATAGCGTCTTCCATTAAAGTTAATTGTTTCCAAATCTTTCTTGTAGACTCCACCATAGATTTTCCGTAAGGTAAGAAATTACTATCGTTTGCTAATCTGAAGTGTGCTATTTGGAAGTTTTCAAATTCTATTTTTCCTTTATTTGACTTTTGACCAAAGTAAGGATGTGCTCCTTCAATACTTTCTAAATAAAACTTAGTATAGTAAGGATTTTCTGGGTCTTCTCCCTCTGCTCTTATGACTTCATAAGGTGACAATGGAACTACATTTGTAATCCCGTATTTTTCACTAATGTCTAAGTGTAAAAAGAAGTCTCCGTACTTAACCATATTACGAACCCAAGGCCATAAATTGAACTCAATGTTCATAATGTCATAAAATAAATTGTTTAAAATTTCTTTAATGTTTTCATTGTCAGTTTTGATATCTATGACTTGTCCGTATTCACCTTTCATAGTTGATTCGTCTGAATATATGTCCAATGCACTTGATATGATTGGGTCGGAATCCATTGATTCATAATCTTTAAATAATGCTAACCTTGCCGCCATCACTTGATGAACGGTAGAATAACCTGTTCCGACTAAATCTAAGTTAGTATGTAGTTTAGAATATCTATCAACCAAGTGTGACTTTACTTGTTTTTGTACTTGGTCTGTATCGGCTATCTTTAATTTCTTACCACCGACATTCCTTACAATTACATTTGTACTGAATAATCGTTGTAGTCTTCCGAATAATGATTTATCTGCCATTTTTTACCTCACTTTATAAGAGCCAGTCTAAGGACTCTTTTTCTTTACCTGTTTCCCACTCCCAACTATCGTTTTTATTAACGTCATCATTGGTGTATAAACCTTCATTGTCCATCATTTTAGACAATGTCTTTCTTGTTAATTCCACACCTTGTGTTCGTAATCTTAATGCTGTATCACGAACCCAAAGTCCAATAGCAAAAGACATTACAAGGTCATCATTGTATCCTCGCATTGCTTCTGCTCTGTTATTTATGTAGACAAAAGTTTGTAGTTCATCAATCAAACGATTACTACGAACCACTACACTTTCCTCTCTAAAAAATTCTTCTAACTTACTAATAATTAGTGGTCTGGTCTTAGAAGTCGTTGAAAAACCAGCAACCATTTTCCTTTCTTCACTATAATGTTTGTTCGTCACTTGGTGTTGAACATCAACATATTGTAAGTCTTTACTTGTATAAAATAGATTAGGATAATCCCTATCTATAATTTGTTGTATTGTTGCCCAACCAATATTATTGTTCTCTACTATAAGTAGAGCATCATTATATTCTGTTGCTACGGAAACCAACATATTTCCAAAATCTTTAGTATTTATTCTACCTTTGTATTCTGCTACCTGAGTTAAACTTTCCAATTCAATAATGTGAAAAGCAGAATAGTCTGCACTATCTCCACGACCAACATCAGCGCATACAATATAATCTTTGTTGTAATTTGCTGATTCCCAAACCCACATATTACTATCGATACCTCGTTTTTCTAATGGGTCTTTACAATGATTTTTTCTCAAATTTTCCAATAGTGTTGCGTCAATCACACCAGTACCAGAAGTTAAGAAGTCACAATCACACTCTTGTGCTGCACTTCCAATTCCAAGTAAAGTATCTTGTTCTTTTCTCCAATTTTCTTCTCTGTCGGGGTGTACGGTCCAATGCAATTTAATTGGATTGAATAATCCTCTACCTTCTTCGGCCTCTACCCAAGTTTTATGGAACCAATTACCCACACCATTAGGTGTTGATAATGCAATACATTGACCACCAGTTGTTAAAGTGGATTGAGCTGCTGTCCATATATCATCAATTTTATCAATGAATGCTGCCTCATCTAATATCAATAATGATAGAGCTTCTGAACGAGCTGCTTCTGGACCTGATGATACTGCTTTAATCTGTGAACCATTACGATATCTCAGATTTAATTTGTTATCTTCCACACATCTTTGTTTCAACCAACTCGGTAGATTTGCGTGCATAACACGAACTTTCGTTACCAAGTTTTTTGCTACTTCTTGTTTGGTTGCAATTACCAAGATGTTTTTATCTTGTTGGAAAGTCATCATCCACAAACTATATCCAGCTGTTAATGTTGAAATACCTAACTGACGAGCTTTCAGAATAACATTCATACGATGCTCTTGGAATTCTTTGACTACTTTATCTTGAAAGTCATACAATTCAAAGGGAATTTTT